GTTGGTGATAAAGATGGCGGAGCATTGTTATATTTATTTGGCATTCCTGTCATTCCTAACTCTTATTTCCAAACTGCTGGCGCTGGTGCATTTATGGGAACTTTAGCTTGTTGGGATCAGTTTATGACTATTGCTGACAATGAAGAAATTTCTCTTAAACGCTATGACCAAACGCAACCTGGATTTGTTACGCTATATGCTGAAAAGCGTGTAGTTTCGACAGTTAGAAATCCAACTGCTGGTGTGTTTATTTACGCGAGTTAATTATGACTGATACTTTAGGACAAGCTCCATTTGGTGCAGGCACTAGAAATCCGTTTAACTATGATAAGTTTGAACAGATTAATCGTGCTTTAACTACAGGCTGGCTAACATTAGAAGAGATTACTCAACAACTTAACTTGTTTGGTGATGAATCTCAAGATAGCTATTTAGAAGGTTTAGAATTGGCGGTTCGTATGCATATTGAAGATTATCTTGGTATGCCTATATTCCCTGTTTCTTATCGTTCTTATTATGGCGTATCTTCATTGTATGCAAGCCCTGTTAGTTTAGATTTGCCTGAAGTATCTTATAAAGATAGCTTTAATACAGGCGGCGTTGTTATTAATAGCGTTAAATTTTATAACAATGGTAATCCTGTAACTCTTACAACATTAGCAAGCTCTAATTACTCATACGATTCAACAGGAAATAAAGTAATATTGCCAGGTGGTATGCCAGAAGCTATAAATATGAATATGACATCACCACTTATTGTTGAATACACAGTTAATCCTAACTTCTTACAGGCTTATCCTGTGATTAAACAAGCGGCATTGTTATTACTTACTCATCTTTATAATAATAGATCAGATACAACAGTTGGAAAGCTTGAAAAAATACCTTTTGGTGTTGATGCGTTATTAAGACCTTATAAACCTTTGGTGATGTAAATGGCTATTGTCCGTTACGAAAATGTTGATGTTAATAATTTAACATTTACTACAGACGAATATGGTGCTAATACCACAGTAATTACAAAGAAATTTACAACTCGACCTATGGTTAGAGATGTAAAAAACTCTTTAGCAATTACAGAGCGTTATCGTATTTACCAAGATTTGATTCAATTTACTTTTAACTATACCCCGTGGATAGTTGATGTAGTTAATAATCAAAATTTATATTCACTTTCATGGCGAGGTAAAGATTGGCGAATTACAGACTGTTTAGAATCTAATGATAGAATGAGCGTAACATTAATGTGCTATAGAAACGATCCAGCTACGGCGGTTTAATATGGGACAAAATGTTATTAATGATTATGCAATTGCCATACAATCTGCGTTAAGTGGTATAATAAGTCCTATACCTGTGTATTCCACTTTCAATAGAAATTGGGCTACACAAGAAAAGTTTGTTACATGGCAGTTAAGAAATGTGCATCAACCTGTTTATACAGGAATACCTCAAAATAATAAGGGTATTGATACACCTCTTTTTGAAATTGATGTTTATACAAAAGAAATAGTTGATAGTTACAATATTGCAAACGATATAATTCAAGCGTTGCATGGGTATCAAGGGCAATTTGGCGGAGTAAGTGGATTCCCAATATCCAAAGCGGATGTATATATGCGTTATCAAAGTTATGATGATGAATTAAGACTTTACAACATAGCAATGGATTGCACTTTATATATTCCAACATAAGATTTTTTTATTTATTTACTGAAAAGGAAATTTAATTATGGCACTTCCAAATCGCGTCTTACCTGGATTTAGCGCAACTCTTTACGCACAAACAGGTTCAACACCTACACCATTATCTATTGATGATTTATCAGATTGGACTACTGTTTCAGCTATTGCTACAGAAGGTAATATTATTCCTGTAGAAGCTATTCCAGCTTTTGGTCAAGATGATGCAATGGCTAACTTTAATGTGGCTGGTAGCCGTCAATCTGACAAAATCCCTACACAAGCACCACCAACATCAATGACAATTACTGCGGCATGGAATCCTGCTGACACACAATTGCTTGAAATGCGTCAAGATGCTTACAATGGCACAATTGATCGCACTTTTGTTATTGTTGCTACAGATGGCACAGGTAATGAAGTTGCTTACGCATTTAATGGTCGAGTAGGTCAATGGGATGTAGATACTAACCCAACTGCTGAAGCTAAATGCTCATTTACGATTCATCCAAGAGGCAACCAATATGGTTGGTCAAATAACGCTTAATTAAAGGATAAGATAATGCAAGTTAAGACAGAAAACGATTTAAGCAGTTATTTACTTAACAATGGAATGCTAGATTATTTAGTGAACCGAGCCAATTCTGGTCAAAAGAATTGGTTTGGGTTCCCTGAACAACGCATTACAGGAATTGCATTAGCTCACGAAATTGCTAAACTTCATGCAGATAAATTAAAACCTGAAGAGTGTGTTGAATACGCTCAAAGAGTTAATAATGCCATATACGAAAAAATAATTAAATCACAACAATAAGAGGAGTTTGTATGGCGTTTGCTGACAAATTAGGCAGTCAATATACTGCCGTAAAAGATCAAGTTAAGATTAAAACAATTCATATTCAAGCTAATGAAGCGGAATTTGATTTAAAAGTAAGAATCCCTCTCAAACAAGAGATGGAGTTAATGAATGAAACTATAGTTGCAATAGATCAAGCTAAAATTGAAGATTTATACAATAAGCTTTCTGCACCTGTAAGAAAAAGCATCGCTGATGGCGGTGAAGGATTTTTAGAGCAAATTAATAAAGATAAAGACTTTATTATTGTTCGAGATGATGACATGATAGTTGATGGCAATTCAATAAGAAATGTTGCAACAATGGCAATAATGTGGCAAGCAAAAGTTGAAGAGTATTTTCATCTTTTAATATCTGAAACAGGTGAACCTATAAATGAAACTTTTGATCAAATTGAGCAAGAGTTTCCTGATGAAGTAATTAAAAAAATAGTTGATGAGATTGATAAAGCAATTAAACCAACTTACGATAGTGTAAAAAAAAATTAAGAAAATCACTCCGTTTACAAGTAACGGCGGCAATGATTTTTAATGGTCATACAGAACAATACATTAATTCATTGGACGAGGAACTGTTTGCAGAGATACAGGTTATGTATGCTGATGGCTTATTAGGTAACAAAGCTATATACAATGCATTAACACCTATTACAACCGCTCTCTACAATTATATGCGCGCACCCAATACGCGAGCTTATAAATCAAACGAAATCTTCCCTTGGATTGACAATTATTCTATTAACCCTGATGTTGAGGATACTAGCGTTAATAACTCATTATTGTTATTTATGACGCAAGCTCCTAATTTTAAAATGGATAGATTTAAAAAATAATGTCAATTGATTATCAAGCAAATATAACAGGATTTGAAAATCTTTTTAAACGCATGGACGAGTTGCGTGATGAGATTGGCAAAACTAAAACTGATCGTATTTGGCGCAATGTTATGCTTTACGCTATGGAACCCGTTTTGCAAGATGCTAAAACATATGCACCTAAATCGACAGGTCAATTAGCTGATCATATTTATATGAAAGCTCATCGTCCTCAAATGCGTGATAAAGCTTCAGTAACCTATCAAGGTGAATCTTATATCGCGCGCGTAACTTCAAGCCCTATTAGAGATGATTCTGTTCTTGAAACTATCTTAAATAAAAAAGGTAAATTTCAATCTTATTGGACTAAAAAACGCCCTGTAGGTATTTCAAACGAGTTTGGTAACAAAAGAACACCTAAACATGAATTTTTGCGTCCTGCTCTTAATAATAATATTGATAAAATTCAAACTAGATTAGGGCAAGCTTTAATGGTTCAAATTAATAAGATTGGTGAAGGCAAAGCATAATGGCAACCATTGGTTCATTAAGCGTCAAATTAGGGCTTGTTACAGTAGAATGGGATCAAGCTACTAACAAAGCTAAAAAGCAAGCTAAAGACTTACAAACTGCATTTAACAATCTAGGTAAAGAGCTTAATGTTGTTCAAAGAATGTTTGGTTCTTTTGCTGGTAGCTTTAATCTTACAGGTATAGGTATTGCGGCTTTAACTCAAAAAGCTTTTGCATTGTCGCGTGAAGTGCAAGATATGGCAGATTCTTTTGGCATATCTATTCATAAATTGCTTGAATACAGAGCGGCACTTGAGATGTCAGGTGTGGCGGCTGAAAACACAGGCAAAGTTATGGCTTCAGTTTATAAAAATATTGCTGACGCTCAAACAGGTAATAACCCACAGTTAATTAATCATCTTAATAAAATGGGCATAAGCTTAAAAGAGCTTGTGGCACTTAAACCTGAAGATTCAATGAAACGATTAGCTCAAGGCATTGCTTCAGTTGAAGATCAATTTAAAAAATCTCAATTTACGCAAGAATTGTTAGGAAAAAGCGGTAAAACATTTGGCGCGCAACAATTTTTAGATAATTTAAAACAAGTAACTGATAAATATTATGAGCAAGAAAAAGCAGTTGCTCGTTTAGCGGCGATTGACGATCAACTAAAAATATCAATGCAAAATCTTACACTTGCATTTGGTGACATTATTTCTAAATTTACAGGTAATGGTAATTTTATAATTAGTGTTGATGCTTTTAGAATGGCTCTTGAAGCTATAGGTAGTTATCTTGTTATTAAAGGTATTTTAAGCACTACTGCGGCAATAGGTGAATTATATTACGCAATTAAAAAGCTTGAAGATTTTGCAATAGCAGGTTTAGGCGTTACTCCATTTTTAGATAAAATTATTCGTTTTGCTTCTAATCCTTATGTCATAGCACTTATATCAGCTCTTTATTCTAAAGACTTAAATAAAGGGGAAATGGGACAACTTGATATTGCGCTTGCTAAAGGTGATGTCAAAGTAGGTGATAAAGGCAATTTAATTGATGTTAAAAAAACTCAAGCTGATTTAGATAAAATTGAAAATGCTAAAAAGCTTGCAGAACTTAACGACAGACTTTATGGACAATTAAATGCTCAAATTAAACTTGAATCTCAAAAAATTGAGTTTGAAAAACAAAACACACAGATTAAACTTGATGCATATCATGTTGATGAATATGCTACTACACAAAAAGAAATTCAACTTAAATACGAACAACAAATAGCTCAACTCAAATCAGAGCAAGCTGGAGCAATTAAAGGTAAAGAAGGTCATGAGTTAGAACTTATTAATCAGCTTTATGATAAACGCAGAGAATTAGCAAAACAAACTTATGTTGATGAGATTAAACTTGCTGATAAACAAAAAGAAATTCAAACTAACTTTGTTGAAGGTTGGAAAAATGCTTATCAACAATATGTTTTTGAATCTCAAAAAACAGGTGAACAAGCGGCTCAAGCATTTACTAATATGGCAAAAAGTCTTGAAGATACTCTTACAACATTTTTTGAAACAGGTAAACTTAACTTTAGATCATTCGCACAATCTATTATTCACGAAATAGCGCGTATGCAAGCACAATCTGCGGCTAGAGCAATTATGGGTGTAATGGGCGGAGGTGGCGGTGGTATATTTAGTAGCATTATTAGCGGTATTAGTGGTATGTTTGGTGGTGGTGCGGCATCAACCGCAGGTGTTAATTCATCATTAGGTAATCTTTATATACCTTCATTATTACATTCAGCAGGTGGTAATGATATTAAAGCAGGACAAGCATCTATTGTAGGTGAAAATGGTCCTGAAATGTTTATGCCTAATCAATCAGGTAAAATTGTATCTAATACTAATTCAAATCAAATGTTAGGTCAAAGTCAGCCGCAAGTAGTTTATAATGGTCCTTATATTGCTAATATGAATGCTATTGATACACAAAGCGCAACACAATTTTTAGCTAAAAATAAACAAGCAGTTTGGTCAGCTAATCAATCTGCTCAACGATCACTTCCACAAAGTAGATAATTATGAGTTTAAATACAATATTAGCGGTATCTGAATCAGTAGGTGTAACTGATAAACGATTTATTGGTCAAACTATGAGCCGTAATCAGCGCATCTCTACTTCTGAAATTTTATCTGTTCAACCTTTTGGTTTTGAAATGAAACCAAATAGCTATTTACTTTTATCTCAAAACAAAGCTCTTTTGTCATCATTAAGAACTGTGGATAGAGAATATGAAAGCTATCTAAATTTTGGTTCTACAGGATGGTGGAATTATATTGCTTACCAAGGCGATATGTCTTCTGCTGAAATTAGTGCTTGTGAATATCAAACATCTTCCGCAAATAAAACTATTGTATTAGGTTCACTACCCTCAATATCATCTACAGAATATATTGTTAAAACAGGTGATTATTTACAAATTGATCGCTATGCTTATATAGCAACTGCGGATGTTCAAAGAGGTGCAGGATCAACAGTATCTATTCCTGTGCATAGAACTATTATGACAACACTTGTAAGCCCTATGGAAGCCGTTATAGGTCAATATGGCATCACACAATCGCTAGGTGGCGATACTTATATTGGTGTTACCTTTCCTGTTATACTAACCGAATATCCAAATTACACTCTTATTCCTATGACTAATGATTCATTCATAGCATGGTCAGGAACATTTAAAGCGATAGAAGCCGTATTATGAACGAAATAATACCAATACAAAATACCAATAACATAAGAATGG